ATCTTTATTTAGCTTTTCCATTGCGAAAGAGCTGGTCTTCCGTGATTACGCGAAAGGTAAATCCTTGGCTCTTGCAGTAAGCATTGCAGGCCGCCCATTTGGCGTGATTTATTGCTACTACCATCCTATCTTTTGCTGATGCAACTTTGCTCTCAATCAGACTTTGTTTCTTTGGTTTAATTTCTACTATTTCTGCTAAGGTTTTACCGTGTTTGTTCTTGTATACTACAAAGAAGTCTGGAATATAATTTGTTGGTTTACCTGTGAAGGGATGCCGATAAGGAATCTTCATTGATTCGCTTGCCCAATGTAATATGTTATCGTTATTGTCAAGAAACACCATCATTGCCAATTCCCAAGAACTGCGATACCGTGGCTGGTGTTTACCTATGTACTTTTGAGGATTTTTTGGAGTGTAAAAACCTTGTGCCCACTTAGCCATAATTACTCTACTTTTTATTTTATATGCTATTTAGTTTCAACTTACAATTATCACCGTGCCATTTAGTAAAATTTCCTTAGTAAATTATACTCCTACAGGATGACATTCCTCTGCACAGCCTGATTGGGATTTGGAATATTGCTAACACCATATAATGAGGCTTTGGACTTGAATGTATTAAGATAATAGCACATGATAGCGTTGAGTTGCAATAAATCAGCAGAATTGCCTTTGATTAACTCTAGCAGTTGCAAAACACTGTAGTTGCCTTCTTGTGCGATTCTAAATAGGATCGCTGCATAGTTAGCAGCAATGATATTGCTACCAGTAACACTGTAGAAATACGAATTTACTGCATCGTATTCAGCACCATTGACATATAGGTTAGTATTATAGAAACTATCAAAAATAGTTATGGTGGTGTCCGAGTTGTTTTCTACATTTGTACTTACAGTACTGACTTGAACGACGGTTGACATGTTAGTATTTATATACTTTCTGAACCGACATTAAAATCGGGCGGGCTTGTTAAATCATCCGCAGCATATTGATTACCTGAGAAGGGAGTAATCAAATCAGTAGGAGGAAGAGTTGTCGATCCAGGATCGGGAACAGGTACTGTAGGTTGTCCTGCCGGAGTAGAAGCAGAATAATCAATTGTAGGAGAACTGTTGGGGAGAAGTGCGATGTCGCCCGGCGGAGGACCCGATACGACTACATCCTGTGTTATTGGCGGCGGAACAGATATTACATCTATCGTAGGTGCATTAGCTGTACCTGCTGGTCCAGGGCTTGCGGCTGCCGTAGCAAAATAGAATGGGTTGTTTCGTCCTGAAGTTTGCTGCTGTTGAGATTGGCGAAGCAGCGCAGTCATTTGTGCACCAGCAGTACTGTTCACGTTGTTTGTACCTCCGGACGCAGTGTACGGGTTAGCATTTGTTGCATTTTGTGCGTAGGCTGCGGCATCAGGGTTTCCCTTAGTAGGTGAACTAATTGATCCACCATTAGCAGGGGTCAATCCACCTTGACCGAGTGCATACTGATTTCCTCCGGGTTGCATGATAGGGCTAGGAGTCGTGTCATATGTAGCCTGATCTCCGAAACCAGTAACGATGTTTTCGGGAGATTTACCATCCATTTTACCATAATTATAAACAACAGTTTCATAATCTATCGTCATCCTATTTGACATAGTACCATTTCCCTCACTATAGTTGTAACTATCATGCGAGAAACTATTAATTATAGGATTAATCAAAGTATATGCAGTAAAGTTATGTTGATTGAAACCGAATACTGTTATATTCTTAAAGAACGGTATCTTTGTTCCGGGAGTCGCGGAAGAAGAAGACTGTCCACCCGCAAATCCCCAATCACCATTGCCACTAGTGTCTGGATCATATATATTACGTTTATTATATTGTTTCAATCCACCGCTATTGTTGGGGCCACCCTGTGCCCCGTTTAAAACAGATCCGGTATTTGTTGAATCATTGTAGTAATAATTATAATATGCTTCCCAAAGACCATTGATGTTATCACCATTATCATCATGAAGGGTAATTTCGATTGGGTCATATCTTAACTTTGTTTGAACGATTCGTTTTCTATTATATTGGTTTAATACAAGGTTGTTAAAGTTAAAAGAGGGAAGCTTAACTTCTTTGACCATCAATCCAAAGTTGGTAGTGGTACTTAAACCACTACCTGCACGGCCACCAACAAAGTTATCAAGTACTCCACCGTTGAGAGTGAAATAAGTGTGGAATAGAAACTTTAACTTGGGAGCATTCTGGTAAGAATTAGTCCTAAAGGTCTTAGATGCATGGGTGTAATCTCTAAGAGTTACATTACCATTATCGGTAAGAAGATTTTGATTAAACCCAGACATTAAAATCGGTTAACCTTATCTTTATCCGCCGGAACCGCCGATACCTGTAACAGAACCAGTAGTACCAGAATTTGGACGATTATTAGGTGATCCGACACCAGAACCAATAGGTGATTGGATTGCGTTGTCAAATGCAATTGTTAATGCCATTGTTACCGCTTCGTTTGTGGCATAATTCAATGTGTTATAGTTTACTGATTTTAAATAGCAGCCGTACAGTTCCCAAGTCTCAAGAACGACAGGAGCAGCCGTACCGTTACCACCGTCTAGAATTTCAACATTTGTTTGAAACTTGTAATCTTGACCTGTAGCAGCACTTGCTTGTTCAACAAAGTCTAATTGCTTTTGAAGTTGGGAACCTACTGCGGCTGAAACACTACCTGATGCATCATCACGAATGTTTATGCTCATGTCTGCCCAAGTATGTTTTCCGGCAAGTTTAAGCGTTGAGTTGTAAACTTGAAGTGCAATATCTGCAAAACTTACATTAGGGCGGGAACAGTCAACTACTTGCTTAGTAAGAGACAATCCTTGTGAGGAACTAGATCCGAAGTTCAGAAAATTAACACGAAATCTAAACTGTAGTTTTGGCATCAACAAGCCCTGGTTACCACCAGCGTTATCTGTCGGTACTGTCATGTTGAATAGTGATTGTGAGGCTGTTGCCATTTGTAAATTCTCCTGTTGTATTTATTTATCTTTTAGTGTGAGTGCCCTGGGCACTCACACTAAAATAATCATTAACCGTTGTTATTTCCTAGTGCGCCTGTATTCAAAATACGCACTGGGATGTAGATGAATTCGACCGCTTTGACTGGCTCAATCGCGCAATCTACCCAAAGTTCATTTCTATCAATTCTAGCCGGAGTGTTATTTGAAGTATCACACACTACCAGGTAATCGTAAATTCCTCTTTTTGCGACTAGGTCAACAAACAGGGTTTGAATGACGCCTGCGATCTGTTGTCTAGTTAGCGCATCATTAGGTTCAAACAAGAACGGTCTTGCTGCGATATTCAGTTGAACCCGAATGTAGCAGATCAATCTTGCAACATTGATACGATCTAGTGCAGTGTTTGTAGCCTCACTTGATTTATTACCATAGCACAGCAATCCTTGACCAACAAAGAATACTAGTGGGTTGATCTGATTGGTGTAGAGAACGTCACGATTACCTTGACTTGGCGAAGTGACAATGAACTCACCTGTCTGACTATCAACATAACCGATATTAGTAGCGTTGTCAATAGTACCACGGGTCGTTCCCGCTGCTGCGAACCAAGGATAAGCAATAGTATCATTACGCAAGAATGTTCTAATCATCATATGAGATGGGGGGACAGCAACAAGATTACCGCTTAGATCGGTTGTGATGCCTGATGGGTAGAAAAGACCTAAATAAGTATCTCTTGTTACAAGTCCTGCAGGACCAGTTGATTCGGCACCTGCTGCGTTAGTTGCCCAAGCCTGAAGAGCAGTAGCATCATTAGGCAGTTTCATCGGAGTATCACCGATGATGAACGATGTCTGTCCCCTATCGTCATTCAAGGTGACCATATCAGGCTGAAGTTCAGGATAACTTGGGCACGCAATTAGATTAAATGCGTTATTCTCGTTACGAATATCTTGATTAGTCTCAACAACTGAGCGTAGTGATTGAACGATCATTGCTCGCTGTGCAAAACTTCCCATGTAAGCAACGCCCTTCGCATCTAACCCTGAAGCACTTACCCAAGTATAAGTATATTCTGGCAAGTTATCAACATTAGTTGGATCCATTGCGTCATACTCACCTGCGTCCGGGAATCTAGCAAGATTGAAGTATGCAGTGCGGAACTGCTTTACATTAAATCCTGAGCGTCTGGTATTGAACAGAAGCATTCCTACTGGATACAAAGCACTATCCGGAGCATCTAGGTCATAGTAATTACTATTCAATAGGCTTTGGATAGTTGGAATCGGATCTTCTACTGGGTTAACAGCACCTGAAGTACCCCAACGAGCGTCAGCAAAAACGATACCATTGGATGATACATGGTCTGTGTTGTCGATTACTACCCATGTCGCAGTACCATTTACCAGTTCCCAGCGACTAATCACTGGATATACATCCAGATCGCTTGTGCTGACCCATAGATCACCGTATTGTAGTGCTGTACCATCGCTCTGCGTAGTAGGAATACTTGCACTTACAATCGGTCCATTAGGATCAGTCGTATTAGTTCCGCTTGGTAGTGGGAAACCGCTTGAGTTATAGTTTACATTACTGTAACCCTGCCAACCATTTGTAGTGTTTACCATGATATCAACTTGATCAACTGCACTATAAAACCAATTAGTCAGGTTTGCAGGAGCTTGTACAGGAGCACCTGCACTTGCAGTCATATCAAATGATACCCAGTTTGATAGTTGAACAGTGAATGCATCAGGAGCAACACCTGAATAATAATAGATTGAGGTTGCTGCACCAGTGATTCCGTCAACAGAACCTACTGTCACTACTAAGTCGTTACCAGGGCTAGTTCCACCAAACTGAGTTCCAGAGAAGGTTACCTTATCACCTGCTGCATATCCAGTGCCACCGGATACGAAACTAGTAGGATTGACATAATATTGTCCGAACGTAACAGTAGCGTTTATCTGAAGACCTAGACCACCACCTGTAGTTGAAGTTTGTGCTGGTTGTTGTGATTCAATGACAGCTGGACCATACTTCACGCCAGGAGCTCCGCCAGGAGAGAATCCTGCAGCAGTCATTAGTCCATTGTCAGTGCCATCGGCCTTAATATCATTGACAACAATGACACCGCCTTCAGTGTGTTGAAGTTGGATTGCGCCTGTGCTTGTCACACTAGCGACAGTGAAGGGAATACCAGCAGCAGCCCATTGTGTCACGAACTGAGTTGGAGTCGCATTATTAGGTACGCTGAGGATGTAGTTTGAAGACAGTGACGCTGAACCCGGAACGGATACTTGCACTTTTGATGTATACGGACCTGAAGTAAAGGTCGGAGTCGTCGTGCTGCCGACCACGACAGTAGGTCCTGTTGCGATCCTTTCCCAATAGTACACTGGAGTTGCTTGATAACCTGAACTTTGTTGACCGTCGTAACCATATTGAGCATAAACAGTGCCAGCTGGGATTGATTGTCCACCAGTAGAATCTACTTGACTAATCGCAGTCCAGTCAGAAGTAGCAAATCCAACAGTCTTTGGGTTCCAGACTAAATTAAGATTATCCCATTGAGAAATAACCGGCGCTAGTCCAGTTCCTGCACTACCTACCTTAATCCAAACTGAACCAGTAGGAGCAGGATATTGTTGTCCTTCTTGCCATAGTGGCTGTTGTGAAGAAGGTCCTGTGAATGCTTGCGGTTGATAGTAAGCAGGCATTGACATACTTGTTGGGACTATTCCTAGATCAGACAGTACAGTACCGGTTCCTGCGGTGATCGTGATGCCTTGGGGGGTCATTGAATTAGGATTTTGTACTTGATTAGTATAAAGTGTCAGTCTGCCGTTTACGACATACGAATATAATCCAGTGATTCCTAGAGCATTGATTGCATTGGAGACTCCGGCTACATTATTATTAGGAGAAGCAGGAACTGTGATTGTGAATGGAGTGCCTTGCCAACCCAGAATGAATGTATCGTTATGTGTTAGCGCCGGATTAGAATTAGTGCCTTGAACAGTAGGATTTGATTCTGTCCAAAGGGTAGATCCTACTCTTGCCCACTGATTAAGACCATTCTTGAAGAAAAATTGTCCAGCAGCAGCAGCATCAGGAGGCGTCATGCTTCCGTCGACCGGAATCGCAATTACAGCATATTGACCTATGTTTCCGACACTATCAATAGGAACATTACCACTGATCAGTGTAGGATCCGTGATAACGATAGGAGATTGAAGAACAAATTGACCGGTGACTGCATCAAACTCATAGATTCCCCAAGTTGAATTTGTAGCATCTAACCACCAAGTACCAGCAGCAGGGAAGCCTACCGGACGACCAGTAGAACCAACTAGGCTCGCTAGATCAATATCTGCTCTGATGGTATAAACTAGATTTGTGACGCCCAACGCTGAATACGCTGCTAGCAGACCGTACTCATTGAGTTCATAACCTTGAATTGGAGTACCATTTGAAGTGGTATAGAAGAATGGGTTACCGTAGAGAGTAACTAGATCACGCTGGCTAGTTACCAGATATAGCTTGCCTGCATTTGCTGCGGTTGTTCCGGCTGCTACTGCTGTTGAAGTAGGATCGGCCTTATTCTGTGCAGTAGCCAATATAATTAGGGGGATAGAGTTGAGGGGTCCTGGAAGATATGCTGATTGGTCAACAATCGTAACTTCTACACCCGGTGATACTAGTGCCATGTTCTTTTCCTTTTGTAATATTTTGAGGTTTACTACCTAAACCCAAAACTTTTAATTCTGAGCTTCTATAGTTATTTAGTTTATTTCATAAAAAATAGTGCCTTAGGCTGTTATACATACCTTTAAATGTAAATTGTTAATTGTTTTGATAAATAACATAATGAATGACAATCCCGAAGCATCCGTATACTGGATACATTTAGATATCCATACCGATCCCGAATCCGAAGGCTACATCGGGGTATCTAAAAATCCAACATCCAGAATAGCCACCCATTTACGTAGGGCAGAAAAAGGTAACCATCACAATAGTAATCTTATAGAGACCGTCAGTACATGCGGTAAAGACTCTATGAAAAGTCAAATACTTTTTTCCGGAACAGAAGCGGAATGCTATGACAAAGAACTCCTGTTGCGGCCAACAAGAAATATAGGCTGGAACATAACTGAGGGTGGTAGAATGGGCAGCGGAGCACCATATGGTGTTCCGAAGAATAGAGAAAAACTTAACGCCAAAAAAGCGGAAAGAGAAAAAGCAGAAAGAGAAAGAAACGACAGGATAGCTTCTGGTGTCCCCACCGCAGAAGACTTAGCCTATCTAAAAAAAATAAAGGATCAAACGATACGCCACAAAAAAAGACTGTTAGGACTTGAGCAATCTGATCATTTACCTAACAGTCTAGCTGATCTTAGACCGATGTGTTCTCGTTGCAATAAAGAACCATGTGCAATAAACTATATTAGAAAAGGAAAAACACATTACAGAAAAATATGTGATAGTTGCGGGAAACAGAAAACCAACAAAAAGCCAAAAATACACACCTGGGAAAGAGCAGGCTATAGGAAGAAGATTGCGTGTGATCTATGTGGTTTTAAAGTAGTTTATCCCAGCCAAACAATGGTATTCCATATTGACGGGGACTTAACTAATGTATCGTTCAATAATTTAAGGACGATATGTTTGAATTGCGTCGAGGTAGTGAAGAGGAAAGAAGTTAACTGGAAACGCGGAGATTTAGTGGTTGACCGCTAAAATGTTCTCTAGTTGGTCGTGTAATTCAGTTATCTTACCATTATTATCTAGATAGTAATCATACTCCAGTCCGACGCTAGAGTACTCGCTAGCATGAACATTATAATAGTTCAACTTTGCTACGCAGAGTTCCAACAGAGCTGGATTCGTGATAGTATTATGTAGTTCAGCATAGTAATGCCATTCAGGCGCCGGACCCCGATGAGTACGCATCGTGATACCACCTGAATTCTTGATGGCTTGCAATTCATTAGGAAATCGGCAATCGGTGATGACAACATTGTCCTTAATCTCCATCAATCGTCGGTTCAATGACATGACCCAAATAGAATCATGAAAACCTTTGCGGGCAACTTCTGTACCCCACTGCTGTAGTACCCAACGAGGAGTCAAGTGAGGAATACCCAACTGAGTAGCCCACCACTCATCTACTTGTTCCCGCCATTTTCTGCTTTCTTGAGTTTCTCCTTCTAATAGGATTCTATCCCAAGAAAAAATAACCGAAACAGCATCCTTCAATGTATCAGCAAATGCCATCTTTCGGAAACCATAGTTTGTGGTTAAAATGTTAGCAACAGTAGATTTGCCAGAACCGATCAATCCAGTAACACCTATAATCATTAGTATCTCCTTTAAAAGAGTATACGATATTCATTTGATGAATGCAAGAGAAAAGGTATAAATAAAGATGTAGTTCGCGGATCTGGACAATCCCAACTACTCTAATGCATTGAGGAACATCAGCATGACTATTTATTTGTATAAGAAGACCCACAACAAAACCGGGCTACAATACCTTGGGAAAACCAAACAGAACCCACTAAAATATCAAGGATCAGGTAAAGATTGGGAACCGCATATTAAAGAACACGGGTACGATGTTACTACTGAAATACTGAAAGAATGTCTAACTAAAGAGGAACTAAGTTACTGGGGCAGACATTATAGTAAACTATGGAATATAGTTGAAGATCCGAACTGGGCTAACAAGATTCCGGAAACCGGTGGCGGTGGCGGATCAGTAAAGGGTGACTCTCACCACATGAAACGTCCTGAAATGAGATTGGCCTTCGGTAACGCTCAACGAGGAAAAAAGCACTCACCTGAAAGATGTGCAGCAAACGCGGCAGGCCAACGCGGGAAAACATACACAAAAGAAGCAAAAAAGAAAAGGTCAGATAAACTCAAAGGCTCAAATCACCCTAACTATATAGAAACTCAACATCAGTTTGTGCATATAACAGGAATAACAGAAACCTGTACTATATATGAACTTTATACTAAATATAACCTACCAAGAAGCAATGTGTATAGAATGATGTCTGGCGATAGAAAGTCAGTTTCCGGATGGAAACTGACAGTCTTTACTTGACACCAGCAGCAAGTTTGCCAGACCAATCATCTTGAACATCTCTATATGATGGCCAGTCCTGATTCATAGTTCCACCATACCCCAACCGATCATATTCTGCAATCTCTGTTTCGTTCTTCCCAGGGTTTGTGTTGCCCGGAGCGGAATCCACTTGAGAACTTTTCATTAGCAAGCTTAGACTTTTCGGGATCTTTTTGGCGCCAGTGATTTCCGGTAGTCGCTTTACTAATGATTTTACCTATTCCTAGCTTCTTTGCCTCAAATGACGAGAACCGTAGATAATCTTTTTCCCTCCATCGCAGGGGTTCCCCTGTAACAGGACATTTTTCAATATCATACCTATCATTAAGTATGTGCCAGACTCTTTGCTTGGGTTTGGCATCATTTGGCAAAAAGGATGTGTATTCTACAATCTGTTCCCATAGATCAGGATGCGTTTTGTAGAGATATCGTGTTACTGACTTATTGTAAGTCGGGTCATTAGCGATGAGGGTTTCAAGTATGTTCTTCATACTTGTATTTAGTCCTCATCCTTAAACCCAAGTTAATTTAGCCCTGTATCCATGTTAAGGGCTGTGATCCATCCACATAATTCTTTAGATCAAGCAATAGTGCTTCTTGATGTGCTTTGCCTTCAGCTTTAAGTGCAGTACCATTAAGTGATGTTCCTCCACCAGGACCAGCGATAGAATTAAATTTCTCACGAGCTTCGCCTAGGATCATCTTACACGTTGCTAATATAAAGTCAGCGATCCACACCCCGGCGCCAGGATCTTGAATGAGTACTGCTTCGGGACGTTGAATGTCAGCCCAGATCAGAATGCGCTCGCCTGTGCCCTTGAAGTCACGAGTGATGCGCAGGACCTTAGTTACAGGATCGAACGTATATGTGAGAAAGCCACCGAACATCCTTGCTGCTAGTTCTACATAACCTGCGTAGAAATCATATGTCGCAAGTCCTCCGGTGTAATTATAATTCAACAGATAGGTGTTGAGAATAGCACTTGAGAAAGGATCAAATGAAGTGGAAGATGGGCCTGTTTCTAATCCTACAGTGCGTCTAAACAACGAACGGACATTGATGTACTCTGAGGGTAGCGTGTATGTATCAACATTCTTTATGACTGTCATGAGTGTATAAGACTCTTGAACTGCATTCTCTGCACGTTGACGGTAGATTTTTATCGCATAGTTGTATGCAGCTTCATAATGCTCCGGATCTAATTCTAGGTCAATGATTCCGCCGCCTAAACGAAGACGCACATTCTCAAACACTGCTTGTTTTAGTTCATCTAGGTTATAATTAGTGGGGGTGGATAGAATATTTGCGGTCATGATCGTTTCCTTCAGTGTTATTTATCAGGAAACTATCGCAGCAACGCCGATTAAATTGGCATTTTCCAATACGGATCATATCTAAAACTATGTGCGTCTTCTGGTAAGCAGAGTCCTTCCGCCTCACGCAAGATATTTTCCAAAGCAGTTAATGTTTCGTCGTTGGATGCAGGATCGGCTGACTCTTGCCACTTAACGAGTAAAAATTGGATCGCGAGCATATATGGTCCAGCGCGGCGAGGGCTAATATCATATTGATTGTCTGCGAACCACTCCATTCGTTTAGTGAATGCAACGAGCCTATCTTGATCCTGTTTAGTTAGAACCGTCATAGATCGCCTTCTTGTCTATTCTCGCTGTAATAAGGATCAAACGATCCACCTGGATATCGTGCTTCCAACTTCCGCACGTTTTCTGCAATGACATCATTCGGATCAAGATCCAACGCACGACAGGCAGTAATCCAATACCACATGATGTCTCCTAACTCACGCTTCATGTGGAAGAGATTCTCTTCAGTGAGCGGTTTACCTTGAAAGAGCATCTTCTTGATGATCTCTTGAAACTCACCTGATTCGCTACCTAATCCTAATGCCCCGGTAACAAGAAGTGAAACATTGATACTAGGGCCGTGCCGTGATTCAGTCTCGCCTTCAAATACCTCATAGTTGCCGTCAAGACGATCAAGACGATTCATGAATGAAGTAAGGTCATTACTTTCCTTACTTGTCACTGCCTCTACAAAATCCTTGTACCTGTTTAGATCAATATTGTCGGTCATAGTTGTGTTCCATTCTTTATGGGGTTGCTATCGTGCCATTCGCATGATAATCGGATATCTGAAATCTTAGCCTCACCTGATTTAATAAAAGGAGCATCAGGCAGGATCCTAGCATAGTGTGCGTTTACCTGCCTGCAATCATGCATAGTTGCACCTGGCCAAAGAAACATCGCTGCAATAAGATGCCCCTTTAGATATATTGTGGCAAACAGTTTCATATTATGTTTCCTTTAAAATGCTCTAAGAATGATCATCTTGTCGTTGAAACGACCGTTCGGAATCGCAGCCACTGCCTTGATGTCCTTGAAGAACTTACGAGCAGCAGGCTTGCTGCCCATAATACCCTTGATCTGTTCAGCAGGTTTGCGAAGTGTCTTCATCTCGCTCTGCTGCTTATCAAAGCCTAGCAAAGTGTTACCCTTGATTGTTAGGCACTTGCTGTAGTCGTCAGCGATATAGTGATGCAGCTTACGACGAGCAGAGTCATAGATCCAAGCCTCAGTTGCCTGATGCAGCTTAACGGGAGAGAGGCTGACCAGATCCAACTTCTGAGCATCATCCTTGAACTCCTTCAGATACTTCAGCTTGGAGACGATCTTCTCTACAGGAGGAGCCTTACGAACCCGAATCTTCTTAGTCGCTTGTTTCAGCGCGACATAGCCATTGAGATCAGCGATGACTTGATCAATGAACTTGAGAGTGTTCTTGACCTGCATCTTCGTCATGTGAGAATAACCTTCGTTAAGTTGCTCACAAGTGCCCGCTTGCAGTTCGGTGTATTCGTCCCGCAACCGCTGCCAAAACTTAATTATAGGAGACACATGCTGCGGCAGCACGTTGCTGACTTTCAGCAAACTAATAGTACGGTCCTTCATTTCAAAATCTTTAGGATATCCAGCAGCAGCAAAATCATCAAAGATACCGTCAATCTCTCCGGCAGCATCACCTGCACGTTCACGCATAATCTGTTGAATATTGGGACGCTCAACGGGCTTCTTAGATACTTCAGTCTTCGCAGCAGCATCTTGAGCTTTAACAAACTCAGTAAGTTTAACGATCTGCTTTTCAATATGATTGATCTGGTATTCATCAAGGATCAACCCACGAGTAGCGGCGCGTGCAGCCCAACCTACAGAAGTGTAAATCTTGTTATCAGGCGCCTTACGAACGATCTTAGCCTTCTCGGACTGTTTCGTGTCCTCTAGATAGCGAATAAGGAACTCTTTGGCTTCCTTAGTTCCATAGAACTTAGAATACCAATTATAAGCTTGACCGAGACGGGATTGCCGATGTTCAGGATCAGGTTGACCGTCGGAGAAATTAGGTTCTGACCCATAATAGATGAGGTCCGTATCCTTAGGAGTAAGATCCTTTACGAGTGTGTTGGAAGATTTTCCAATAACACTCATCCTACGATTTACGCTGGTTTTACCTTTAGGACGAGCCATGTGTTTCTCCTTGACTGAGCTTACTTATACAGTATATAATAGATCAGAAAGAATGTCAAGCTTAAAATCTTACGCTCCCTGAACAAGCGTTACCATAGAAGCAGGAACGCGGTAGCAACCATACTGAGTCTCAATGACCAGATTCTTGATCTTGACATCCATCACCGTGCCATTGTAGACCTTACCGCGACTAGAGAAGGTGACCTTAGCGCCCTTAGAGACAGACCGAACAGTCTGCTTGGTAAGCTGTTGCCGGCGCATCTTGATGTAAGAGGCAATCTCATTCAGTTCTTCGTTAGTAGCCTTAGTCAGAACAAAGTGCGAAAGGGTTTCAAGGGAAGCAGTCATTTCGATTTCTCCGTGCTGTATGTTTGTTATAGCAGAATGGGTACCCGAAGTCAAGCCTTTATTTCGGATAAATCACATATTGTTCGTCAATATAGACGGTGTTACCGTCTTCGTCGCGGATG